GCTTTAACGTCGTCTGCCATTTTGGGGTTTAGTTCTATGTGTAGCCAATGACCGCCAATGCTTCCCGCGTTACTGGTTTTTGTGTACCGCTTCCATTTAGCGCGGTCACAACGCCACCCGCGGCCGTACTTTCCGTAGGCGTAGTCGTGTATAGCTTCGATACCTAATTGGGTTGCGTTGTCTGCTAACCAGTCCGCAACTTCGACCGCTTTAGCGCGCGCGGTTAGGTTGTTCATATAGCCACAGTCGCCCGCGCGAGCGGTGGCGTGAACCGATAAGACCCCAGTTTTTCCGCGAATATCACGAACGACCCACGTACCTAAATTTGTGAAGTTCCAGCGTCGCGACATAGCGCGCATAAACCATTCCGTACCCGCGCGTTTACCCGTGGCAATTCCGTCGGTTGTTCCCGTGTAGGGGCGTTTTTTAATCATTGTTTTTGGGGCCGATAATTGGGGTAGACGTTGTTCCGTTTTTGGCGGCTACTCCGTTGCCTATGCCATAAAAAACAATGGCGGTAATAATTGGTAGCCCCGCTTCGGTTGTAATACGTCCTAGGGCTAGTAACACGGTTACGCATATAAGCGCGACTAGCAGAATGAAAGCTTTAGGCGGGTTGTTAAGCGTCATTTTTAACCCTTATACCCGTAAACCCTAATAGCACCGCCCGACATTGTTCCGCCTTGTAACGTGAATGTAAAGCCCGTGTACGACGTTGTATTAGCCAACATTCCACCAGTTGTAAAGGTTGATAAATAACCCCAACCGCCGCCGTTAAAAGTTGTGCGTAACGATAAAAAAGGCGAAAAGATATTTATATAAAAATTACTGGCGTTATTAGTGTCAGTAATACCTACGTACCAGTTGGTGTCGTTATTTTGTGGCAAGTCTCCGTTACCTGTACCAATTTTGTAATATTTAAAGTTGGCGTAGTAATTAGTAGCGGTAGAACCCAACGTCATTTTAAAAACGGTGTCGTCTAGAGAACAGTCTATGCCATTGACCAAAATTAAATAATTTTCGTAGTCCGTACTAAATACGCCATTAAGCGTAACTGATGACGAACCACCCGTTACTGTGACGTCTCCGTCGCTTGTAATTGTGCCGTTAGTAACGCTTGTAGGTGTAATTTTCCATAATCCGATAGCGTTCATATACGCGGCCGTGTTGTATTGACCTACGCTAAATACGGGTGGGGTTGCCATAGTTGTACCTTAATCCTTTACCAAGACAATTTACGGTTATCGAACTGCCCGTAAATAGGGTCGTCCAATACTTCATACGGATATAGCGACGTGTCGGCTACGTAGTACGTGTAACGCGCGCTATCTGGGGTGGCGTCTATTGACACTCCGAGAATGGTCATATAGTACGTCGTACCGCGAAACGTTACGTTTGTGTTGTAGCCGGGCAAGTCCCACCAACCGTAACCAAGTTCTAAATCCATTACGTTTTGTGCTTCTGCTAGGCACGTAATTTCATTTATACCGAACGTTGGCGGGTTGTAGATACCTAGCCAATAATCCGCGACGTCTTGCGCTTGAAGTGTGGAAACGTTAAACGTGTTAATGCGAAGCGTACGGTATGGCGCGCTACCAACTTCGGCCGTGACCGTTCCTACGCTGTTTGTATTTACTTCTACTTGTGTGTAGTAGTCGGCCGCTTGCGCGTCGAACTGTATACCGTCGTAAACTTGGTGCGTTGCGTTGTTTAAAGTGTCGGAAAACTCGACGGGCAACGTGCCTATAAAGTCTTTTGTATAAACGCCTACTTGCCCCGAACCGTCTTTAATCGTTGCCCCTACCGAGTTAGCTAACGTGTTAAACCATTCTGCGTAAGACCCGCTAACCGTAGACGTCGCAAGCGTTGGCGAATTAGAAACGCTAAACGTCGTACCAAATACAATTCCCGTATAAGTCGAGATATCGGACAACTGATACGTAACTAAGTCTTGGTCTATTACTTGGTCGTTACCTTGAAGCCGTCCAAATTCGGCTAGCGCGCCTTCACATTCCAACGTAAGTAAGTCCGCGTTACCGACGCCACCCGCGTAGGGAATACCGTACGATACGACGACGTTACGAATACGACCGAACCACAACGTATAGGTAGCCCCGACACGTTTTACGCGTATTTGTGTACCAGTCACTAACGCAGTAATAGGCGACGCGTAACCCGTCGGATAGCGAAGGCCGATAGTCATACGCGACGGCTCGAAAGTGTCTACTAGCTTTTGGCGGCCACAAAACCCGTTAACGGTCTGTACGTTCGTTAAAGCCGTCCACGTTGTCCCGTCTGTCGAGTATTCCGCGGTGTAGTTGAATGGCATTACGACGCCACCCGAATAGGTATAGCCCCGTTCTGTCGTTGGTAACGACGAAGCGCGTCTACGACTGCGTTAGGGTCGCCACCCTGAACGGTTACGTAAATGTCACCGCCACCGCCACCGCGGTATCGGTCTAGCGGGACGACTGCTTCGGGGCCGCGTTCGCCTATCATTGCCAACGTTGGGCTAGTGACTATTCCGCCTTCCGCAAGCATAGGAATATTCGGTACGTCAAAACCTTTACCACCTAAACCCGGCACCCACGACGGAACTTTAAACGAAAGCTTGCCTACCGTGTTATTCCAAATTTTTGCGACGCCGTTAAAAATGCCTTTATAGATACCGAGTACGAAGTCTAAATAGCCTTTAAAGAAGTCGAAGCCGCCACTTACTGCGGTCTTAATGAAGTTAAAAACGCTGTCTACTAGGTTTCTAAACCCTTCGAATTTTTTGTACGCGATTACAAGACCCGCAACTAAAGCCGCAATACCGATAACAATAAGAGTTATTGGGTTCATTGCCATAACCGCGTTAAAGGCCGCTTGTATAGCGGTAAACGCTTTTGTAATTGCGCTCCAAGCAGTCATAGCACCATTAACTAAAAGCACCGCGGCCGCAATGCCACCGATAGCACCCGCAATAATTAAAAATGTGTTTGTGTTTTCGCTTGCCCATTCGCCCATTTTCTGTAGGTACGGAAGTACCTTCTCAATAATTGGCAACAAGGCCGCCCCTATTGTTTCTTTAGTTTCCGAAAGCGAAAGGCTTAAACGTTGAAACTGCCCCTGCGCGGTATTGGCTTTTGTTGTGGCGGCTCCGCCGAATGTGTCGCCAAGTTTTTTAATGGCGTCTTCTGCGGACATTCCGTCTTTAATTAGGTCGCGTAGTTCTGGGGATAGTTTTGCTAGTGCTTTAGTTTGACCGCCTGCGGCCTTAGCCATAGCGTCGCTAACTGTCGCTAGTGGCTTTCCAGTAGCGGCCGCTACGTCCATAGCTAGGCTTGCTAGTTCTTGCGCTTTAGTAACTGATTTTGTCTGGGTTACTAATTTGGCAAGTACGGGGCGTAGTTCGTCGTCGGCTACGCCTAATAGTTTGCCTTGGGTGCTTATCCAGTCTTCGTTAGCGGCTATTTGTGCTTTAGTTGCTTTAGTGTTTTTGCCGATAGTTTGCGCTAACTGTTCTTGCGCGGCCGCGTCTTCCATAGCCCCTTTAGCGGCGTCGAAAGCGGCTACGCCTAGCGCGCCAATAGCGGCCGTTGCCGGTAGCGCGGCCTTTTTTAATGCGTACGCGCTTTTAGCCCCAACCCCGTCTAGTTGGGCAAATTCTTTTTTAGCCTTGTCGAAACCTTTCGTATCTAGGCTCGAGATAATTGGGATATTGATAGCCATAGTTAGCGCGCTTTTTCTAGACGTAGGTTCTTATTTAGTTTTTCACTAACGCGGTCTAGAACCTTGGATACTTCTTCTTCGACGGTTGGCATAGCTTCGCCTACGCCACGCGCCAAAACGCGGGGTGCTTCGGGGCTTGGTTGGTCGCCATAAGTAATTAGGTTTTGTACGAATTGGCTACGTTCGTTTACGCCTGCGTGGTCGTAAATTGCTCCGCCCGCGTCTTTTTGTTGTGCGGTCAATAGCGCAAACGGTCGAGCCTTGAAGTCTACGGTCTGGGTATATGCGCCTTTAATTGTGCGGCCGTCAAGGTACAACGGACGGGTAAACGTTACGGTACGTTCTTTACTTGCGCGTTTCGCTACAAGCGTTTTAATGCCTCTGTCTACGCGTCGTAAGTCGAAGTTAGTGTCGCTTCGGCCTTTAATCATTGACCCGCGCGCCATACCAGATAGCGGGTAATCAGTCGGCACAAATTGGCGGGCTTCGCGTACAACGGCCGCCCCTGCGCCTTGTTGTAGGTCGGTCGTTATTTGGCGTCGATAAACGCGGTCAAAGTCGTTTATTTCTTTTAACGCTTCTTGAATACCGAAGACTTCGAATTCACCTACGACGGGCATTATCGCGGTTTTGTTTCTCTAGGGCGTCTATTACTGTTACTAGGTCGCGTGTATCGAACGGCACCGTAGACGGCCAAAAACCGACCGCTATTAGAAGTTCTGCTAGTTGGCGGCGGTAACTGCCGCGGGGGTAGGGTTTGCGGGTTCATTGTCCACCACTTCTAGTTCGGAAACGGACTTAATGAAGTCGTCGAACGCGACGGGAACGGTAACGCCATTCATTTTGGAAGCTTCGTACGCCATAAACGCTAGGGCTTCCATAGAAACGCCTGTCGCTAGGTCGGACGCGCGAGCCTTGTATTTACGTTCCCATAAAACGGTTACGAAAAGGTTCGTAGTTACGTCGTATGTTTCACCGTTGCGGGTTACGCGTATTGTTAGGTTCATTGGTCGGGCCTTTCGTGCCTAATTGTTTTATGCGGTTGTGTCTTCGCTGTATACGCCGCCGTGAAAAGTCACGTCCACGGTACTTAATTCGCCGAGCGAAAACGTATGCGGAAGTTCGGCCAAGAACGCCCCAGTAAGGGTGAAGCCGGGATTAGTTGCGCTGTCTGCGCCCGTTGCTGGTTTTACGACGACGGTAGTAGTTGTACCTACAAGGCTTTTAAGTGTCGCGTATGTTTCGCTAGCGGCATAAGACATATACAACGTTAATACGACCTCGTGGTCGCCTAAGCCCTTTACGTACTTGTTTGATAAATCTCCGAAGGCCGTCGCAGTAAGTTCCGCGTAGCGTTCGGTAAAAACCGCCGACGTACACTGGTCGGACAAGTCCACGCTATTAACGGTTACTACTGGGTTGCTAAGAATGGTGGAAGTAGCCATATG